ACCCTGCATCGCCGAATTGGTCGAGAAACACCCGTCGGTCCCGTTACCCTGGTTAAGACCAGCAATGAGTCCGCCTGTGATGTTCGGTAACCCCGCTTCCTTATAGGTGCCAACCTCACTGGTGTACGTCGTGCACTCCAAGAAGCGACCGTTCAAATTCGGCAGGCCAAAGGTTGTCGACCCGTTGCCGGCACCGTAGGTCGTGCCGATAGCCGCGAAAAGGGCCGCGTAGTCCCTGCGGCTCACGTTCGCGCCGTTGCAGATGAGCCAGCCGCTCGGGACCGTGCGCCCGGCGTAGTGGATGATGGTGCCGGGCGGAATTACTGCAGATAGATCCGGCCTCCCGGAAACGTTCTTCCAATCAACTGAGTCTGCGACCTTCGCCGAAGCCGCCTTCTCCTGCTTGCCAAGATATGTAGCGTCGTTTTTCCTCTTGAAATGTTTGAGACCCGACGCATCCAAATATCCAGCCATGTCTTTTCCTCTTGAAAAAACCCCGCTAAGGCCGTGAACCTTGCGGGGTTTGCTTTTTTGTGCAATTGATTGGGTGACGCTCAGGCGGCTTTGCCCCCTGAAAACAACCTTGAGAGTGTCATGGTGAATCCTCCGTTTTTAAACGGGGGAGCTTCAACTTAGGCGCTAAACAAGGCATCGATTTCGGAATTACTTAGTGTCGTCATTCCGATGTTCGTTCGAGCCTGCAACTGCTCTTCAGTCGTAAGCGTCTGAGCAACGTACTTCACGCTATTGCTCTGATTCGCTTGTTGCGCGTAATACTTCGCAGAATACTCTGCTGTAGCGCCTTCGCCTTCAACCGGGCCGCCCTCTTTTGAAGCCCAGTCCTTCGCTTTTTGCGCAGAAGCAGACGACTCCGTTGCCTTCGTGCTTGCAGTAGTAGCACTGCCTGCCGCCGCTGTCTTTGAAGTATTAGCCGCAGATGCAGAATTGGCGGCATTTGTCTCAGACGTCTTGGCCGCCGCCGCACTCGATGCCGCCGCGGTCTTCGAAGAGAGCGCAGAGGCTTCAGAGGCGTCCGCCGCTGTTGCGCTAGCCTGCGACTGCTGAGCGTAGTACTTTGCCGAGTAGTCGATCTCAGCTCCATCGGGCAGGTTGTTTTCCGTCACCTTGCCGTCAGTCTTCACCGCCCATGCCTGAGCGAGCTGAGCATTCCACTTGGACGAATAGCCGTCATCGGCGACGGTGTAGTCCGTGCCGCCTTCGGTCTCTACGCCCGTCGTCCATGTCGCCCACCGCTTAGAAAGGTCACTATTGGCCTGTGATTGGGCGGCGGAGGACGCGGAGTTCTGCGCTTGCGTCGTGGCCTCGGTTACCTTTTGGGTCATCACGGCCATGTTCTGATTGATTTCTTCGCGGATGCCGTCCGTGTCGGTCACGGCCTGCCGAGCAATCTTCTTCGCCTCTTCCGCCGTCGCATTCGCCGCGCCGGCCGTGCCCACGGCCTGAGTAGCCGCAGTGCTTGCATTCTGAGCCATCGTCTTCGCGGCATTGGCCGTCGTGACGGCCTGCTGAGCCGTATTAAGCGCAGAATTGGCCGTTGTGACTGCCTGAGAGGCATTATTAGATGCCTCAGTCGCCGCAGTGACGGCATTAGCCGCGTTGCTCTCAGCCTTTTTGATGCGACCATCAAACGAATTGACGGTCGCGGTTAAGGTGTTGACCTTACCAATCGCAGAATTCGCAGTAGAGAGCGCCTCGGCCGCATTTTGCTGAGCCGTATTCGCCGTGTTGAGCGCTTCAGTAGCCTTATTCAACGCCTCGGTCGCGTCGCCCGTAGCCTCGAACATATAGTCGCCGAGGTCATTGATCGCGTCCTCTGTCTGCGTAAGGACAGACTGCCCACTTATTGCTCCGGTCGGCGTTTTGACGTAATGGAAATGAAATTCTTTTGATGCCATGCCTTACTACTCCGGCAGTTTGACAAAATAAGCGAGACGATAGAAAGGCGGACGGTCTAGCGTGAGCGTCTGCGCTTCGGATGAGCTCGTGATTGTGTGCGTATGCCCCTGCCCGCCACCGGTCGAGTTTAGATTCATCGTGTGCGAGTGCGAGCCGCCAGACGACGTTTCCCCGGACCACGTTCTCGAAGCCGCAAAGGACGCGCGAGGAGAGTCGTTTTCTGAGTCGCGGTTGTCGCAGTTGGAATAGTTCCCGTTTTGATAAAAGGCCCCCTCGACATAGCGGATCTTGTGATCGTCCACGGGGATCGCGCCTGTAATCTCCATCGTGCCGCGAGTGTGCGTATGCGCGCCCGCAGTCGATGAACTGCCTGTGTGCGTGTGCGCGGGCATCTGCTCGACCGTAAGCACCGTCTCCCCGACCGTGCCGTTGACGGTCACGCCCGGGATCGAGAGGTTGAGGCTACCTCCCGTCTGTCCCGCCTGCGCGACCGTGCTCGGCAGGAGGAACTTATCCATCAGGTTCGGGACGTTCCCGCCCAAGCCGTCTGTGCCGCCGTCGCAAAGTACGTACCGCTCGTCGGCGACGCTCTCGCCCCACGGGATCAGGCGGCGACCGTCAGAGCCGCCGAGCCGACAGTTGTAGAAAGGCGTGATCTGACCGGCGATAACGGATGGCGCATCAAGGTTCTTCCATACAGTCTTATCCGATCCGGGAGCGACTACACCCTTTGCGGTGTTGGGGCCGTTCGCTACGAGGCACCGGCACTTCGTACCCGTGGCGGAGAAGATTTCATTGCCCGGCTCATAGTCAAGTGAGGCGGAGTACTTCATGACCCCGCCTTGCTGGTAGTAAACCAAAAAGGACGAAAGCAAATTCAGTACGGAGTTAAAGTCTTCGCGTTTCGGCGGGATGCCGCCCTCACCGATAGGGCGGGAGTTCCATGCCCCCCAGCCTTCTTCTTGACTGAGTCGCCCCGCACCGGCTTCCTGAGCCGTCACAGGGACTGCGGCCTTGTCGCCGTTTTGGGCAATTGGGCACGACAAAAGATGAGGTGGATATTTGCTCATTCTTTGAACACTCTCTTCCAAACGAGAACGGCAAGACCAGCAGTCAAAGCCGTAAAACCGGCAATGCCGCACAAAATCAGCACGCCAATTACCTGAAGTAAAATTGTTTCTATGGATCGCCCGCAGTGAAGGTGATCAATAAAAGCCCCGCTTGGCCTGCACGTCAGCGGGGTTTGCTATTTCAGCAAGCTAATTCCAAAGCACACAATGGCAAAGGCTACAGCCGCGACCAAAGCGACAAGCACCCAAGCGGCCGCCTTGCCATGAGCCGGCAGATTCTTTTCGCTCAGCAACATCCGCACCTCCCGATTGATCTCCAGTAAAATCTTCATGTCTGATCCTCTTCATCAGATACGAAAAACCCCGCAAGACCGTCACTCCCTGCGGGGTTTGCTATTTCCGAAACCACTCAAGAATCTGCGAGATAGCTCCGACTATTTGTTTGAGGCCGATACCGATTCCGGCAAGCCCGATGCCATAGGCGAAAAGCTGACCGTAGAGCGGAAGATCAGGCGTCGTCATAAGTCTCACCAAGTCAAATGAAGGTAAAATATCCATATGTCCTCAGGTGAGTTGAGGTACAAACAACCCCGCAGGCCGCTACACCTGTGGGGTTTACTTTTTCCAAAGCTCTTTGATAGCCCTAACCGCCTTTGCGGTTACCAAGATCGCCACCGCATAAGCGATAACGTATATCGAGAAAGGTAGTTCTTGAGCCATATAGGGGGCCCTCACTAGCTCTAAAATTGGTTCCATTGAGCACCTGTCCAGAAGGTGGTCAAGAAAAACCCCGCTAAGGCCGCGAACCTTGCGGGGTTTGCTTTTTTCTCGCTACGTGGCTTCGCGCTGAGTGAATCACGTTTCAATCGTTCGCCCGGGGTTAAATACCCCAAAGTCAAAGGGTTGCAGATCCTGCCCGGCGAAGCCGAAGATCTTCTCGTCCGGGTAAATGATAAGAAAGTTCGTCAGCACGCCAGCGGGCCGGTTCAGCAGTCCGTAGGTTTGAAGGATCTGCGCTTGGAGATCGCTGATGGTGCCGATAACGACGATGCTTTGAATCGACATGTTCTGATAGTCGACTACGAATACCCGAGTATCTGTCAGTTGCGACAGCATGTTGTTCATCGTCGAGACCGTTGCGTTGGCGAGGTTGCATCGCGCTCGATAGAGGAGCAGAAAGCGGTAGTAATCATCATCGAAGCGGCACCACTCGCCCTTGACTTTCAGAAGCCGGTCCACGCCGACGCGCTGACCCCACCAATCAAGATAGACGCCCTGCGCGGTCTGCATGTCCGCGACCATGCCGTGCAAATCCACCATATCTTGTGTTGCGTCGATCTCCTGCCGAACCTTCTCCGCGACGCCACGGATGCGCTTCGCGTGCGCGTACTGAGACTGAATGGCGTCCGTCGTCATGTCCGCGAAGTCGGCCTCGTCGCGCACGTCATCGACGTCGAGGATGTCTTGCCAAGTCTGAGTATCAGCCATGTCGGCCTCCGAAGACTAGCGAAATGGTCTCCTCGCTGAGCGTAGGACTTTCGTCCGCGGGCACATCGATGGACGTCGCCAGCCCCCTGTTATTGAGTCCGAGGAGTATTTGATTGATCGGGCTGTCCGTGACGCTCTGGATGCATCGATAGAAGCGGCTCGCGTAGACCGTAGTCGCCAGCTTCACGCGCGGATTCGAGAGCTCGCCGAGGAAGTCCGAGATGAGCGCTTTCTTGACCTTCGACTGAGTCTCAGCGTCCATACTATCGGCGAAGAAAGTCACCTGGATCTTGAGAGCAACCGCCGTCGGCCTCACGATGTTGTACGTGTATGAGGCGTTGAAGTGCTCCGTGTCCACGTAGTTCACCTGCGTCGTTCCGACCGTCCCGCATCCGGCGCTCTTGCGCTGGAAGATCGTCTCGGCGATGGCCTCGTCGTCGCCGCCCACGATGCATACCGCGATGCTGTGCGCCGTCAAGGTGATGCCGTACTGCTGTTGCGGCTGGTTCGTGTAGTTTTCGAGGACCACGCAGTCGAGGACGCCGTCGAGCTCAGAGAGGTTCGCCTGGACGTTCGCTACGGTCCCGTTGGCGTTGACTGCATAGCTCTCGATCATGCGATTCAGCAGCTCGCCGTCCGGCTCTGCGACGCGGCCCGTGACGCCCGCGGCGGCGTTCGTCACGCTATCCCAGCCCGCTATCACGGTTACGATCTGCGTCACCGTGCCCGGTCCGATCTCGATAGCTCCGTGCTCGACGGCCGAAAAGGTCGTCTCGACGGAGCCGGAGTCCGGGATCGTCACGCCACCGCCAACGCTGTGCCGGAGCTGATGGCCCTGAGTATCCTGCACGATCGCCCCGTATGGGATCACCGTCCCCCGGAGGCCCGTGCAGGTGCAGACGACGACGGTCGGCTCGGAGACGTGCCGCGTGAGGCCGTAGAGCGCCGCGAGCGCGTCGAGCCAGATGCCCGTTGCCGTGCGCGGGTTCAATTGGTTCGCCAGAAAGGCCACTTCGGAGTTCTTCGCCGCCGCCTCGGTCGTGATGATGTCCGCGACCTGCCCCATCGGGGAGGACGGATCGACGTTCAGCAGGGGATCGCCGTCTTTGGTCTTGAAAGCCTCCTGCAGGCCAGACGCGATATCGTCGCGGACCTCTTGGGTCGTCGGCACGACTACGCCGGACCGTGGATCAAATTTCAGCTCGGCCATTCATGCCCTCTTCTGTAGTGATTTCGATCTCTGCGCTCAATGTTCTTGTCGCCGGATCCAGCTTCTTAAGCGTCACCGAGTTCACAGTGAGCACACCCGGGACGCTTGACGCCGCCGTGCGCAGATCCTCGGTCGTGACGGCCTCCTGAATCGGCTGGGCGATCTGGTCCTCAAACCACTTTATACCCTGATCCCATCGGAAGACCGCGTCATGATAGAAGAGGCGTCCTTCGTTGCAGACATTCTGACAGATCGCCTGCGCGCCCCGGATCATCGAAAGATCCCCGTTGCCGTCCACCGTGAGATCCCAGTCGTCTGATAGCTCCGCCGTGTAGGCCGTATGCGTCATGCTTTCTCCTAGTGAGGCGTGCCCGTCTCGCCGTCTGGGCAGGTATGCACGTGCCCTTGCAGGCTGATGCCTCCGGCCGTAACGTCCCCGGTCGTCGTGAGGCTACCCGTCACGCTTGCGCCGCCGCCCCCGCTCACCGAGAGCCCGGACAAGCCGGAGATGTGCCCCTTCACGGAGAGGTTCCCGTCGATCTGCACGTTCCCCGTGATGTGTGTCTGGGGAGTGTTGATCGTCGCCTGCTGAGTGTTTATGTCGCAGGACGACGTCGCGTTGATCGTCTTCGCGTTCGTGTTCACGACGACCGTCTCCGGCGCCGTGATCGTGATATCTCCCGAGTCCTCGATGCGCACGAAAGTCGTCGGCGTCTGCCCCCAGAAGCCCCCGAGGTAGAAGCCATCGCTCATGTCGTAGCATCGGAAGCTCCCCGGCTGTTGCGGCGAGGCCCCTCCCGTGAGCGTCGAGACGTCCTGCTGAGCGAAGACCGCCAGTCCGACATCGCCCGGCTTCGGGTCGCAGATGAGAGCCGCCGTCCCATGCTGGAGCCGGAACCACCTCAGCTTCGGGATGGAGACGGGCTCCAGGGCCTCGCCCGACGCGCTCCGCATTTTCACGAGAGGCGTCGCGGAGAGATACCCCGCGCCCGATCCATCGCCCGGCCTTTCGATTGCGTCAACTCGCACCGGAATCGCCGTATTTATCATGCCCTTGACGATCGACCGAATCAAAAAGTCGAGGACGTTCAGCTGAGATCCAGATACGAAGGCGCCTTGCGGCTGAGTTCTTTCTGTCATCAGTCCCCCTGCCACATGCCATCAAAAGAAGTTTCCCACGTGCTCGAGCCCGGGTTGTGCGCGCTCAAGGTGTGCGTGAGCTGCGTGATCTTCCACGTTCCGCTCGCGTGCGGGACGATCGACTCGACCTTCACGACCGCGGCTACGCGGAGCTCCGGCCGGAAGAAGGTCTTGCACTGGATGCCCTGGCTCGTGAAGACCGGATACCCGATCATGCCAGTCGCCGCTGAGACGAGCGGGATGCCGCCCTCTGCGCGCCGCACGCCGTCCTTCGGGATCAGAACCGTCTTATCGTCATCAAAGATGACATCCGCCCCGATGGCGTTGGTAGCCGTCCTGATCTTCGTGATCGGGTCGCCGTAGATCGTCGTGTCCGAGAGCGTCCCCTTCACGCCGTCATTTTGAAAGTCAAAGCCCGCTTGCGCGCTTTGCGACTGGATGAAGGTCGCCGCGTCCTGAGTGCCCTTGATGCTCACCGTAGATGCCGGCTCGAGTAGCGGATAGGCGCCAACCTGCGCCTCGATCTTGAGCACCGGGGACGATCCGTTGAGGTCCGCATAGGCCACCGTCACGCACCCGCGGAAGATCACCGGGAGGTCACTGCCCCGCTCCCCAGCCGCGATCTCGATTGCATTCCAGAGGCGATCCAGGGGCTTGAAGGCAAGCGTTGTGAGCTGGCCCATGACCGGAAGCGTGAGGCCATAGATCTCGACCTGGGCCGTCGCAAAGTCCACGCCGCCCGTCTTCGAGAGGCTGACGTTCGTCGCGAAGCCCTGAAAGACGAATTGATTATTAGCGCCACCCTTGTCTAGCGTGATCGAAACCCTGATGTCCTTTAGGCTGTAAGTTCCTGCCATTCTTCTGCCGTCACGTAGTAGAGAGTGTATCGATCGCTGAGTCCGTCGTACTGCGGCGCCTTGAGCTTGCCGTTGCCGTCCTGAAAGAAGAGCCGCCCGGAGAAGAGCGGGGTATTCCACACCGGGATCGGCTCCCCGGACTGGCATGCGTGCGAGTCGCAGATCTTCACCTCATCCGCCGTCAGCGTGAGGTACAGAAAGGAGCCCATCTGCCGGAGCTCGAGCACGCAGTTCTGCCCATCGAGCACGATCGAGAACTCCTGATGGGGCAGTTTCTGAAGAGGAATTTCAATCATTTCGGACTCACCAAGTCGGCGACAATGCCTTGTCTTTTTTCCCCTTGCACTTTCCCGGTCTGAGTCTTCCCCGCGTCATTCGCGCTCTTCGGAGACCAGACGACCGTCGCGCCGCCAACCTGCGCCGACACGATCTCGCGGAAGTCGCAGTGAATTTCGAGCGCGTTCGCGCCATTCACCGCGGATCGAGAGTAGCCGTAGGAGACAAGCGCCATGCGGGAGTAGACCTTGCTCGGCGTTAGGATGCGGAAGAGCTGCGTGCCGAGACGGTACGCCTCAAGCTTCGTCACGGCCTCCTGCTGCGCGAGGAAGTCCCCCGAGAAGAGAAGGCTCACCGAGCACTCGGAAGGGTTCGGCACCTTGTCGTAGGCGTAGAGCGCCCCGTTTTCCTGCGGTTCCGTCGGCACCGTGGCGGCCGAGTTGTCCTCGAACCCGTCGAGCGCCGTATATCCGCAGAATGGGTTTCCGCTGTCATCGATGACAGCCCACACTTCAGCCATCCTCACCTCACTTTGAAATCACGCCGGACTGCGCCGCGACCAGCATCCTGTTGCGGCGGCTAAGGGCGTTGTCCATCGCCCCGCCGACGGCC